GATGAATTGACTTGCCAAAACTGTGGCAGGTCTTTTTTATCCTATGCCAATCCAACAAGGAAGTTCTGCGGACACCCTTGTTACGTAGAACATCGATTTAGAAAAGGAGTAGTGCATGACAACTCAACCCAATATGGAAATTAAGGAACTCCCCCTAAGTGACTTAAAGCCGGCCTCTTATAACCCTCGAAAGAAATTGAAGAAGGGCGATAAGGAGTACGAAAAGATTAAACAGAGTCTACTCAAGTTTGGCTACGTTGACCCCATCATTGTCAATGACGATTTGACGGTCATCGGTGGTCACCAACGCCTAACGGTTCTTAAAGACCTCAAGTATGAAACCGCAAAATGCGTCATTGTCTCTCTTTCCAAGGAAGATGAAAAGGCACTGAATATTGCCCTTAATAAAATCACTGGTCAATGGGATGACCAGCTCCTCGCTGACTTGCTTTTGGACTTGCAAGAGTCTGATTTCAACCTTGATTTGACTGGGTTTGAGCCACCAGAGATTGATGACATTCTGTCCAACATCCATGACAAGGACTTGTCTGAAGACGATTTCGATGTGGATGAGGAGTTGAAGAAACCAACGGTCGCAAGACGTGGTGACATCTGGCAACTCGGAAAACACCGAGTGATTTGTGGTGACTCCACCAAATCAGAAAACTACGAGCAATTGCTGGGGGATAAGAAAGCCAATCTTATTGTGACGGATCCGCCTTATAACGTGGACGTTGAAGAGACCGCTGGAAAAATCCTCAATGACAATATGTCGGACAGGGACTTCTACCAGTTCCTTTTTGATATGTTCACTCAAGTGGAAAGTCATATGGAAGCCGATGCGTCTATCTATGTTTTCCATGCAAACACGGAAGGTCTGAATTTCCGGAAGGCTTTTAAGGACGCTGGTTTCTATTTAAGTGGGAGTTGCATTTGGAAGAAGAACTCACTGGTTCTCGGACGTAGTCCTTACCAATGGCAACACGAACCCTGTCTCTTTGGTTGGAAACAAAAGGGAAAACACCAGTGGTTCAGCGACCGTAAGCAGACAACTATCTGGGAATACGACCGTCCTAAGTCTAGTAAAGACCACCCAACCATGAAGCCTATTCAGCTTATGGCTTATCCTATTCAAAACTCATCCATGCGAGGAACGCTTGTTTTTGATCCATTTCTTGGTTCAGGGTCAACCCTCATGGCAGCAGACCAGACTGGTCGAGTTTGTTATGGGATTGAGCTTGATGAAAAGTTTGTGGATGTCATTGTCAAACGCTACATGGAGTCAACTAGTAATAGAGATGTGTCGGTACTCCGAAACGGTGAGACTTTGAGCTATGACCAAGCCTTAGAAGTAATGGAGGAACACTCATGACCCTAACCTTTCTTGATTTCTTTGCAGGAGTGGGTGGCTTTCGTCGTGGGTTGGAGTTGGCAGGGATGACCTGTCTTGGCTACTGTGAAAAGGACAAGTTTGCACGAAAGTCCTACGAAGCAATGTATGATACAGAAGGAGAATGGTTTCATGACGACATCACAAGCATTGACCCCACACGACTTCCAAAAGCAGATTTATGGACTGCGGGAAGCCCTTGTCAAAATGTGTCTATCGCAGGAAAGCGAGCAGGCTTATACGGTGAGCGAAGTGGACTCTTTTTTACATTTGTTGACCTCCTCCAGAGCCAAAAAGAAGAAGATAAACCCGAGTGGGTACTCCTTGAAAATGTTAAGGGACTTCTATCAAGTGGCGGAGGACGAGATTATCTCGACTATCTCTCTATCCTGGACCAAGCAGGGTATGACCTCGAATGGCAAGTGTTCAACTCAAAAGATTACGGAGTTCCCCAAAACCGAGAACGCATCTATACTCTCGGACATCTTAGAAGCCGGGGTCGACGACAAGTATTACCTCTCAGCGGAGAAAGCGGTAGCCATCTTAAGCAACTTATAGGTGGTATGCAGAGCTACCGAGTCTACGACCCTAGTGGCATTGCCACAACCCTTGTTGGTGAGGGTGGAGGACTGGGAGCTAAGACAGGTCTTTATCTGATTGACCAGTCTTTGACTGAATCAAAGCTAACTGATGAAGCACGGTGTATCACCGCTCGCTACACGGCAGGTGCTACAAAGAGAACTGCCATGAACTCTGGTGTCCTTGAAGTCCAACCCATTCTAACACCAGACAGGGTAATAAAACGGCAAAATGGCAGACGGCTTAAGGAACAGGATGAGCCGATGTTTACTCTTACCTCTCAAGACCGACATGGTGTTCTTGAGGGTATCAAGGTCAGAAATGGCACAAAGCAGGGCTACCAAGTGGCAGAACTTGGAGATTCAGTTGATCTTTCCTATCCAGGCTCACAAACGAGACGAGCTAAGGTTGGGAAAGGCATCGCCCACAATCTATCTTGTGGTGGACGGATGGGAGCTGTGGTTTGGAATGGTCGAGTCGTAAAAATCAGACGCTTGACTCCACGAGAGTGCTTCAGGCTCCAAGGCTTTTCAGATGACTTATTTGACAAAGCTCAGGCTGTCAACTCTGATGCCCAGCTCTACAAACAAGCTGGTAATGGCGTGACGGTAACGGTGGTTTATACTATTGGGAAGGCCATTTTATCTGCTTAGACTAGTAGCTAATCACTGGATATAAGGTGAACCTTACGGTAATATGCTGTTACCAAAAGACAAAGGAAGTCAAAACGATGACAAAAAATGAGTTCAACGAAATTATTGATAGCTGCTTTATTCACCTAACTGTAATGAAACAACATTACACTAAGCCGAGAAATTATTCACTAGATGTGATTGAATAAGGAAATCTTGACCAAATTAATGATTTATTGAATGATATTACAAATGGTATCGAACTTGGTGGGTTTAACGAACTGGAAGCCCGCTATATTTACGAAGACACCGAAGTGTTATGGGCCGAGGTATCTCAAACCTTTGTGAGATAAGGAGAAGCAAATGGATGATAAAACCCTTGAACGGTTAAGAAAAACATACCCAACTGGTACTCGAGTTCGTTTAGTGCATATGGACGCCCCTTACAGTGTTCCAATAGGTATGCTAGGAACAGTAGAAGATGTGGATGATATTGGATCGCTAATCGTTTCTTGGGACAATGGGCAGAGCTTAAACGTGTTGCATGGTATTGATAGGGTGGTTATTGTAGAACCAAATAGGCATGATTTTATAAGAAGTATTTATTGCTATTTAAGAGCTGGGCACAATGAATTTGTTTTTGATAGTGGTGATATTCCTGTACAGTTAACCCACGAAGAAGTCATCACTCTTATGACTAGTACGCATCCGCAAACTGAAATTGATATCTACATTGATGAATGTAATCATTTTAATCTTAAGCCGACAACTGTCTTGACGAAAGAAGAAATAGAAAAGGCAATACAAGAATAGACAAGGTTTCGCTAAGAAGCCTTTTTCTTGTGCCAAAAAGGGGGTGAGACCGTGGCAGTTAGAGGGCGAAAACCAAAGCCTACAAATTTGAAAATACTTGAAGGAAACCCTGGGAAACGACCTCTACCTACTAACGAGGTTAAACCCAAACAGAAAGCCCCACGTTGCCCACAGTGGCTCGAAGACGATGCCAAGAAGGAATGGAAGCGGATGGGCAAAATCCTCGAACAGATAGGGATATTAACGGAGATGGATATGACAGCCTTCGCAGGCTATTGCCAAGCCTATGCCCGTTGGAAGGAAGCCGAAGAGTTTCTCTCTAAACATGGGTCTATCATCAAGACTCCAAATGGTTATCTCCAACAAGTGCCACAGGTATCTATCAGCCAGACCAATCTGAAAATCATGCTTAAGTTCTGTGAGCAGTTTGGTCTGACACCATCAGCTCGTAATCGCTTGGCGACCATGGACGCAGAGGTTGGCACTGGTGATGAGATGGAGGATTTATTAGGAGGTGTTTTATGACCTATCACTACGAACCGAGTCCCTTTATGCTTCCGACTTCTCGTTACGACAAGGCAAAGGCAGATAGAGCAGTGACCTTTATTAATAACCTATCTCATACCAAGGGGAAGTGGGCTGGGAAGAAATTTGATTTGTTGCCGTGGCAGGAACAGATAGTTCGTGACCTCTTTGGGATTGTTAAGGAAGATGGCAATCGTCAATTTCTGACAGCCTATATCGAGATTCCAAAGAAAAACGGAAAGTCTGAACTGGCCGCTGCTATTGCTCTTTACCTTCTTTATGCAGATAATGAAGCCAGTGCGGAAGTTTATGGTGCAGCATGCGACCGTAATCAAGCCTCGATTGTTTTTGATGTCGCAAAACAGATGGTTCAGATGAGTCGTCCGCTAGAGAAACGTTCCAAGATTATGGCAGCAACCAAGCGGATAGTGAATTATTCCAATGCTGGATTTTACCAAGTCCTCTCAGCTGAGACAGGAACCAAACACGGACTCAACGTGTCAGGTCTTGTCTTTGATGAAATCCATGCCCAACCCAATCGCCATCTCTATGATGTTTTAACCAAGGGTTCTGGTGATGCCAGGGAACAACCCCTCTTTTTCATCATCACAACAGCTGGAACGGTTAAAAACTCCATCTGTTATGAACTCCACACCAAGGCACTTGACATTCTTAAAGGTCGAAAGAAGGACACGTCCTTTTATCCAGTGGTTTATGGATTGTCTGATGAAGATGATTGGAATGACGAAGCCAACTGGCTAAAAGCCAATCCCTCACTTGGTCATACCATTGGGATTGACCGTGTTCGTGAAGCCTACCAACAGGCTCTTGATAACCCAGCTGAAGAGAATGTCTTTAAGCAACTCCGTCTCAACATGTGGACGAGTTCCCATGTGGCTTGGATTCCTGAACATGTCTATGCGAAAGGCAATGCCCCCATCGACTATGAAGCTCTAAAAGGTCGTGACTGTTACGCAGGGCTTGACTTATCGAGCACCTCAGATATCACCGCCTTTGTCTTAGTCTTTCCGCCACGACATAGCGAGGAGAACTACATCATCCTGCCTTTCTTTTGGTTACCAGAAGATACCTTGGAATTGAGGTGTCGTCGTGACCACGTCCTTTATGATGTTTGGAAAAGGCAGGGTTACATCAAGACAACGGAAGGGAATGTTGTTCACTATGGATTCATTGAAGCCTTTATCGAACAACTCTCTGAAACCTACCACATCAAAGAGATTGCTTATGACCGTTGGAATGCGACGCAGATGGTTCAGAACCTTGAAGGCATAGGCTTAACCATGGTGCCCTTTGGACAAGGCTATAAGGATATGAGTCCACCGTCCAAGGAACTCTACAAGCTCATGATGGAAGGGAAAATCCAACACGGTGGTCATCCTGTTCTAAAATGGATGGGACAAAACGTGGTCATGCGACAAGATCCTGCTGGCAACATCAAGCCAGACAAAGAAAAATCCGTTGAGAAGATTGACGGTATTGTGGCTCTTATCATGGGACTTGACCGTTGCATTCGCCACCAGGATGATGAAACGAGTGTCTATGATGAGCGAGGACTTTTGAGTTTTTAGGATAAAAACAACCTAAATAGGTTGAATGTATCCTAAAAAGTGATAAAATAGAGTAAAGGAGGAAATAGCTATGCAAATTAATATTGAAAACTTAGTCTCTATTTCTGAAGCGAATCAAAACTTCTCTAAAGTAGCCCGCATGGTCGATGCTAACGGTACTGCAGTCATTTTGAAAAATAACACACCAAAGTACGTTTTAGTAGATTACCAAAGTCTGATTAAAGAGGAGCAAGATACACCAGTAGTTGTTGAACAAACAACATTGGATGAGGTTGCGACTTCAGTATTATCACGTCATCTTGATGCATTTAAGGAATTGGCCAAATGAGAATACTAACTGTTGAGCAAGTTATTGAACTGCACAGTAGGTTAATTCAAGCTACTGGCGGTTTAGATGGCGTCAGAGATGCTGGTCTAGTAGAATCATCTTTATCTTCAGCTTTTAGTTCTTATTTTGGTATTGAAAAATATCCAAGTATAGAAGAAAAAGCTGCTAGACTTTGTTATTCATTGGTTAATAATCATGCCTTCCTTGATGGTAACAAGCGTATTGGAGTTTATGTCATGATTATTTTCCTCGAATTAAATGGTATCGTTTTAAATCAGACTGATGAAGAAATTGTTAAGCTAGGTCTTGGGGTTGCTGCGTCAGAATTAGATTATAACGCAATCTTGGAGTATATCAGGAACCATTAATTAATAGTTAAGCGAGGTGAATAGAATGACTCACAGTATTTTGTCTCTAGAGGTTGAAAATGAGTTACTATCAAGCGTTCGTGAAGTTTGTACTGAATCTGATTTGAAACTAGAGGAACTTGTTAAAGACTATTTAGGATTTTTGGCAGGTTTAAATGCTTCAGCAATTGAGCAGGTTAGTGCATTACCTAATGAAAATGAAAAAGCCGAATGGCTTGCCAAATACTATTTCGATGCTCGAATTAATCAATTACAATTTGAAGCACTGAAAAAGGAAGTATTACTTGGACATGACAAAATCAAAGAAAGTAAAGTAACACGTCTTGAAGATGTCAGACATGAATTTGATTGATGTATAATTAGACTGAAAGCACTTCAAAATGATGTGCTTTTTTCGTACCCAAAAATAAGGAGGTCAAATGGGTATTTTAGATTGGATTGGATCGAAGCGCTCAAGAGATAAGCCACATAATAGTTATGAGGGACAGGATTTTTCCTATCTCTTTGGACGGACGACCAGTGGTGAAACCGTAGATGAGTTTAAGGCTATGCAGACGACGGCCGTTTATGCTTGTGTGCGTATCCTTGCTGAAGCAGTAGCGTCACTTCCTATTCACGTCTATGAACGGACAGAAACTGGGAAGGAGAAAAAGCTGGACCACCCACTGTACTTTCTTCTTCATGATGAGCCAAATCCAGAAATGTCATCCTTTATTTTTCGAGAAACCATGATGAGTCATTTGTTAATATGGGGAAATGCATATGTGCAGATTATCAGAGATAAGGGTGGACGAGTGATTAGTCTCTATCCACTCTTGCCTGATAAGATGTCTGTCCATCGTGATGATAGTGGGAGACTTTACTACAAATACCAGCGCCAGACAGAAGAAAACCCTAATTTCAATGATAAGGGAACTGTCTTATTGAAGCAGGAAGATATTCTTCATGTGCCTGGTCTTGGGTTTGATGGCTTGATTGGTTACTCACCAATTGCGATGGCTAAAAATGCGATTGGGATGACCCTAGCTACCGAAAACTATGGGGCATCTTTCTTTAAAAATGGCGCTAACCCAGGTGGTGTTTTGGAGCACCCAGGTATCCTTAAAGACCCTAAACGAGTGAGGGATTCTTGGAATGCCGTTTACAATGGGGTCACAAATGCCCATAAAGTGGCTGTACTCGAAGAAGGCATGAAGTATACTCAAGTGGGAATCCCCCCTGAAGAAGCCCAATTTTTACAAACACGGAAGTTTCAGATTAACGAAATTGCACGACTTTACCGTATCCCACCACACATGGTTGGTGATTTGGAGAAGTCGTCTTTTTCAAATATCGAACAACAGTCACTTGAATTTGTCAAATATACCTTAGACCCTTGGGTAGTTCGTTTAGAACAAGCTTTCAAGAGGTCTCTTTTTTTACCCGAAGAAAAAAACAATACTTTGTTAAATTCAATGTGGATGGTCTACTTCGTGGGGATTACCAAAGTCGAATGAATGGCTATGCCATCGCAAGACAAAACGGTTGGCTGTCAACTAATGACATCCGTGAATTGGAAGATTTGAACTTGTTGTCAGATGAAGAAGGTGGAAACCTCTACTTGATTAACGGCAATATGACCAAACTAGAAGATGCTGGTGGCTTTATGAAACAACCTACGGAAACTGAGCCAACTGAAAACGCAACAGAGGAGGAAGTAGATGCGTAAATTTTGGAATTTTACAGACGAAGGTGGCGTCCGTACCCTTAGGATTGAAGGACAGATTGCGGACGAGACTTGGTTTGGGGATGAAGTCACCCCACAGCAATTTAAGAACGACTTGATTTCTGGAACAGGCGATATCACCCTATGGATCAATAGTCCAGGGGGTGATGTTTTTGCGGCCGCTCAAATCTATAACATGCTTATGGATTATCAGGGAGATGTCCATGTCATCATTGATGGTCTAGCTGCGAGTGCTGCCAGTGTCATTGCCATGGCAGGGACAACAGTTTCCATGAGTCCAGTTGCCATGATGATGATTCATAATCCTTGGACGTTCGCGCAAGGTGAAGCGAAAGATATGGCCAAGGTCATTGAGATGCTTGGCGAAATTAAGGAGTCCATTATCAATGCCTATGAGCTTAGAACTGGACTTTCCAGAACCAAGATTTCTCATCTTATGGATTCGGAATCTTGGTTCAATGCCAAGAAAGCTGTGGAGCTTGGTTTTGCGGATAAGGTGCTCTTTGAGAAAGAGGAGACACCTGAGCAGGATGATCAAAATAGCTACACCTTTAGTAGAGTGACTGCTGCTCATGATTTGGTGGTGAAACTGCAAGCGAGCCTTCAACCACCCAAACCACAGAAATCAATCCCCATCAATCAGTTGGAAAAACGATTGAACCTATTGAAATAAAAGGAGAATACCTATGTCTAAACTACTTGAATTGAAAGAAAAACGTAACGCTGCTTGGGCTCAAGCGAAAGCCTTTCTGGATACTGTTCGCTCTGAAGACGGCTTGGTATCAGATGAAGATTCCAAACGCTATGAAGAGATGGAAGCAAAAATCGAGCTCTACAATAAAGAAATTGCTCGCTTGGAGCGCCAAGAAAAGATTGACCTTGAACTAGCGCAACCGAACTCACATGCTCTAACGACGCAGCCAACAGTCATTGTCGATAACCAAAAAGAAGATGAAAAGAAAGGTGTGGCATCAGGCATCTACACCCAAACTTTCTGGACCAGTATCCGTAAGCGACACTTCTATGACGTGAAGGATGTTCTTCGTGTCGGTGAAGATACAGAAGGCGGACATCTTGTCCCTGATGAGTACGAAAAGAAATTGGTTCAAGGTCTTCAGGAAGAAAACTTTTTCCGTAGTCTCGCGACTGTTATTAAAACCTCTAGTGGTGAGCGTAAAATTCCAGTTGTAACTGGTCACGGTTCAGCCTCTTGGATGGACGAGAATGGACTCTATCCAGAGACGGATGAGACTTTTGGTCAAGTGACGCTTGATTCGCATAAGATTGGGACAGCAATCCGTATCTCTGAAGAATTGCTCAATGACTCTGTCTTTGACCTTGAGTCTTATATGACTTCTGAGTTCGCACGTCGTATTGGTACAGAAGAAGAAAAATCTTTCTTGGTAGGTGATGGTTCTAAAAAACCAACTGGTATCTTTACGCAAGCAGACGTAGAAGGACCAACGACCACAACCAAAGACATCACCTTTGATGACATGATTGAGCTTTATCACTCACTTCCAGCTCCTTACCGTAAGAATGCGGTCTGGATTTTACATGACACTACGGTAAAAGCTATCCGCAAGCTTAAGGACAATAATGGCAATTACATCTGGCAACCGTCTACACAGGCAGGTCAACCTGATTTGATTCTAAACCGTCCTTACTACACGTCAACCTTTGCGCACTTCCAGAAGCAGGAAACAAAGCTATTGCTTTTGGTGATTTCTCTTACTACTGGATTGCGGACCGTCAAGGGCGTACCTTCAAACGTCTCAATGAGCTTTACGCTAACAATGGTCAGATTGGTTTTCTTGCCAGCCAGCGTGTGGATGGGAAACTCGTTCTACCAGAAGCGGTGAAGACTTTGACCATCAAAGGTAAAACGGCATGATGACGTTAGAAGAAGTCAAGCTTTATCTGAAGGTGGAAAATGACGAGGAGGATTTTCTTATCCAGCAGTTAATGGCAACTAGCCAACAGCTCTGTGGAGATATTCTTCGTGAGGACTCCACTTCAGAAGTTCTAAAGACGGCAATCCTCTATGGGGTTGCCTATCTTTATGAACACCGTGAAGAAGCCAATCACAAAGAGTTAAAGGAAACTCTCTACCATTTGCTTTTAGCTGACAGGAAGGATGTGTTCTGATGAAGATTGCGCCTCTAAGAGAACAGCTGGTCTTTCAAGAAAAGCGACTCAAGCAGGACGATATCGGGAACGAGTCAGCCATTTGGGATGACCTTTTTATGCGTTGGTGTTCTTGTCGTCCTCTTGCTTTAACAGAGAGTGATGGGAGTGCTACCAAGCTCATTCACAACAAGGTACAGTTTACGCTTCGATATGACAAGAAGGTTCTTGCCCTTAATTCTTTAACGACTCGGATTTACTTCCGTGACCAGTTTTACGCTATCGAGTCCATTGATGGTGATACTGTGGCCCGAAGCTTGATTTACATCGTTGCGACTAAGGAGGAGCTTTATGACTAAGATTGGACTTGATGATTTAACTTCTGTCATCGAAAAGGAGCTAACGACTTATGCCAAAGAGACCATAGAGACCATGCGTGAGGTGGTTGAGGAAGTGACAGACGATGCCGTTGATACCTTAACCGTTACTTCCCCAAAACGTCGTGGGAAGTATGCCAAGGGCTGGAAAAGCAAGGCAACCACTGACACCAATACCGCTCTGACGAAAACCATTCACAACCGAACACCAGGACTGACGCACCTCCTTGAATATGGGCATGCTAAACAAAATGGTGGTCGGGTTGAAGGGCGAAAGCACATCGCTCCTGTCGAGAAAAAGGCGATTCAGTCGTTTGAAGACAAATTGCGACAGAAACTGTGAGGTGGCTTATGAGATTTGAAGAGCTTTTTCCTGTTCTAAAAAAGACCAAACTCCCAGTAGCCTATCACCATTTTGAGGAAGGGCACAGTCCAAGTCCGCCTTTTATGGTTTATCTGGTTACGGATTCAGACAATCTTGGGGCAGACAACTGGGCTTATCACAAAGCTATCAACGTACAGATTGAGCTTTACACGACTAAGAAAGATTTAGCAACAGAAAAAACGGTGGAATCAGTCCTTGATGCCCACCGTCTTTATTTTGACAAGGTAGAGACTTACATCACTAGTGAGAAACTCTACCAAACCATTTATTCCATCACACTATTAGGAGGATAACCATGGCAGAAAAAAACAAGGTCACCTTTGGCCTACAAGATGTCCACTGGGCAGAAGTCACCAGTGAGGGAGCTGACGGGGCTTTGACTTATGGCACTGTCGAGCGACTTCGTGGTGCTGCAGAACTAACCCTTGAACCCACTGGAGACAAGGGGTCTTACAAGGCAGACAACATCAACTTTTACACGACTGAATCTAATGACGGCTATGAGGGAACACTGAAAGTTGCCCTCTTATCACAGGAGTTTCTGACTCGTGTTCTAGGTGAGAAATTGGATGCGACCACCAATACCATTTCAGAGATTGCCAGTAGCAAGAAAAAGAACTTCGCTCTCATGTTCCGATTTGAAGGGGACAAAAAAGAGACGCTTCATGTGCTTTATTACTGTTATGCGTCTCGCCCAACTGTTGGCTCAAAAACCAAGTCTGGGTCTGATATCAATGAGGTAGAGTTGACCTTTACGGCAAGCCCACGACCACTTGATAAGGTGGTGAGACGCAGAACAACGGAAGAAACCAGTGATGAGATTCGTGAGAACTGGTTTAAGTCGGTCTTTGAACCAGCTGCTTAAAGGAGGAGAACATGCGACAAAATATCACGATTAGTGGAAAAACATATCCCCTGGCCACTAACGCCTATACACCGATTGCTTATAAAGAGCAATTCGGAAAAGATTATTTCCAAGACCTCTTTAACATGTTGAGTGCGGAATCCATCATGGCTCAGCTTGAGCAATTGGAAGAAGGGGAAGAGTTAAAGGCTAGTCAGATTGACTTGTCTATTTTATCTGACTTCGACATGACCTTTTTCCACCGTCTCTTTTGGGTCTTTGCCAAGTCAGCCAATCCTCGAATCAAGCCCTTCGAGGATTTCTTTATGTCGATGGAGGAATTCCCTCTTCAGGAAGTTGGCCCCGTCTTAATGTCCATGCTTAACCAAGGGATGACAACCAGAAAAAAGCAGAAACTTCCGAAACAGCGAGCGAGGAAGTCTTCACGGTAGAAAGCTACCTCTCTTGTTGTAAGGAGACTGGCCTTTCCATTGACGATTTAAAGCATATCACAATTGGCATGGCACTTGACTATCAGACGGATTATGTGGAGCTAAGAAGTCGAGATGAGACTGGAGTTCGCAGAGCAACCCAAGCAGACCTTGACAATTTTTGATAGGAACTGAACACGGGCTAAAAGCTGTGTAAAAAAGAGAGATGGACTTTAGTGCAAGCACCATTCTTCCATCTCCTATTTTTACTTTGCTTTTGACGCCCTTAGTATCTTGATGGAGGGAGGTGTGACGATGGCAGGAAACATTAAGGGGATTACCATTGAGATTGGTGGCGATACCCAGCCCTTACAAACTGCCTTAAAGGGTTTGAATAAACAGGCTTCTGAAGCCACCAAAGAACTGCGTCAGATTGACAAGGCACTCAAGTTTGACACTGGCAATGTCACTCTTTTGACCCAGAAGCAGGAAGTCTTAGCCAAACAAGTTGAGACGACTAAAGAGAAACTCGCCACGCTTCGTCAAGCTCAAGCCCAAGTCGAGGCTCAGTTCAAGGCCGGTAACATCGGTGCAGACCAATACCGTGCCTTCCAACGTGAGGTGGAGAGTACTCAAACAGTCTTAAAGGGCTATGAATCAAAGCTAGAAAGTGTTAACAGAGCTCTCTCAGAAAACGGAGCGCAGGTTGAAACCAATCAGTCCAAACTTAATCGTCTCCAAAATGAGCAGGCACAGTTGGTGTCAGAAAGTGAAAAACTCCAAAGTTCCTTTAAGCTACAAGAATCAGCATTAGCAACTACCGCAAGTGAGGCCGATAAGTTAGCACTTGCTCAACAAAAGGTTGCTTCTCATTCAGAAATCCTTGAGAAACAGATACATAATCTGGAACAACAGCTCTCTTTGACGAAGAGTGAATATGGGGAGAATTCAGTTGAAGCTAACAAGCTTGAGAAAACACTTAATGAGACCAAGACAGCTTACAACAATCTCCAAAATGAGATGGAGGAGTTGGCATCTAGCTCTGCGAGTTCCAAAGCTTCTTTGGAAGAAACAAATAGTCTCTTAAAGGCTGATCTTCTCATGGAGTTTGGTGACCAACTGGGAGAGTTGTCGCAGAAGTTGATTGACTTCGGTCAACAATCGCTTGACGCATTTCTTGAAGTTGATGAGGGCATGGATATCATTGTCACGAAAACTGGGGCAACTGGTTCTGCCCTTGAAGAGATGACAGACATCGCCAAAACCCTAGCCACTGAACTGCCAACAGATTTTAATACGGCAGGAAGTGCCGTAGGGGAGTTAAATACGCAATTTGGGTTAACAGGAGATGCCCTTAAATCAGCCTCTACCCAGTTAATTCAATTCTCAGAGATCAATGGGAGTGATGTGACGAGTTCAGCCATTTCAGCCAAACAAGCGATTGAGGCCTATGGACTTGAAGCGACTGATTTATCAAGTGTCTTAGACACGGTTACTTATACCAGTCAGTCAACTGGTGTCGGTGTCCAAGAGTTGATGGACAAGGCAGTAGCTGGAGCACCACAAATTAAAGCCCTTGGCCTTTCTTTTGATGAGGGCGTCACCTTGATGGGGCAGTTTGAAAAAGCAGGGATTGATTCTTCTGCAGCACTTTCGTCACTCTCAAAGGCAGCTGTTAAGTATGCGGGTGATGGGTTAACGCTTCAAGAAGGACTTGCTGGAACCATTGAACAAATTAAAACCTCAACGAGTGAAACAGAGGCTCTTTCTCTAGCCTCAGAAATCTTTGGTAGTAAAGCAGCTCCACGTATGGTTGATGCCATCAAGCGTGGGGCTTTATCTTTTGAAGATTTAGCAGGAACAGCTGATAAAGCAGCTGGGATTGTCACTCAGACCTATGAGGGGACGCTTGATCCTATTGATCAGTTTACAACTGCTCAAAACACGGCGAAGTTAGCGATGGCTGAAATGGGAGACGCTATTGCTGCAAC